CCCATGGCTTGCTCTTGGTCACCATGGCTGGCTGGAACACGACCGGAACACCAGCTTGACGGGCCGCCAGTTCAATCGCGCCTATCAGCCGCGATTCTGGCATGTCACTGTTGATGCGGGTCTTGGCGGCCCAGTGGTACAGCCGCCAGGACTCGACAACGCAGACATCCACCATGGGTAGCACAGCAATTGCTTGGTCAACTGCGCCCCACATGCCGGTCGCTGTGGCCATGCACACGCCATGCACATTCATGTGGTCGCGCGCGCGAAGTCGTGGTGACGGCAGCCAGGCAAACCCACTTGTCTCACCAGGGTCAATTGCCAATACCCCCATGTCGCTGGCCAAAACACGCTCCATCAACCTCTGGCCAGGGTCACCCATCAAGGCCATCGCCCACATTTGGCTCCTTGCCACCAGGGTCTTCATCAGGCCCAATCCCAGGCACGCCAAGCCGTCGCAGCTCAGCCCGCTTGTTTAGCCAAGCACGGTGGTCAGATGGCGATTTGGGGAAGGATACCCATTTGGTGCCGTCCGGTGGGTATGCCTTCACGTGAGTCTTGCCAACCTCAATCCGCCATCCCGCATCCTCGCACCGTCTGGCTAATGTGAGCATCATGTCATCCTTGATTGCGCCCTTCAGCGCGTCAGACCTTCCCATCATCATCACCCCATCTGAATTCAACATCGTCGTGGAATTGGCCCTCAGGCAGCCGTCTCACTCCATGACCACCGTTGTGCGTCAGCTCCTCAACCCTCTTGCTCACTTCAGTCTTGCTGTTGCCATTGCGATAGCCGTTGAACGCTGCGTCAATCAGCTTACACTCGCATCTGTCTTCCCACCAGACCACGAGCGCAAGAGTGAACGCAATGCCGCCGATGAATGCGCTCAGCCCCACAGCAAACATGTCAACCGCCAATCTCATAGTCGCTGTCACTTCAGCCGCTCTTTCATCGGGCAGTCACGGTCATAGATGCTCTCAAACTCGCACTTGCCTGTGTGAAGGCAGACCGGCACCAGTTCACCAGCCCAGAGCGGGCCCAGCTTGGCATCGACCTCGTGCTTGATGGCGCGCATGACTACTCGCCACTCATCCTGCGCCTGGAGACACAGACGGTCGCCAGCGACCTTCAGCAGTGTGCGGTAGTCCATCCGCACGCCAATGCGTGTCAGTACATTGGTAGGAAGCAGCCCGCGCGCGTCTTGGATGTCCACGCCGGCATCGATGAGTTGCTGATAGGCACCCTCAATGGCTTCCAAGCAGCCGTCCCAGGCAACCAACTGCTCTGTCGTGGTGATGCTTGGACCTCTCAGCACCTTCATGTTCTCAACCTTTGTGAACCTCATTGACTCCTGCGAGAATGAGCAAGTGCGGTGGCGCACCAGCTGGTGGGTGAAGGCCCGCGACACGCCCTCAATCTGGAACACCAGCTGTACCCACTCAAACACGCCGTTCAGAGCCGTCTTGAATACCTCGCCAACAATCTCAGTTGCTTCGCTCGCACCGACATCATCGACTGAGTGGCGCATATCACCACGCATGTTCAACACGCCAAGCGCAACAACCTTCTCAGGCTGCTGCGTCCAGCTCACCAAAGTGACCTTCATGGCCGTTCACCCTCTCACTCATCGACGGTCTCTGGCTTGACTTCATGTCCGCACTTCCCGCAGCGGTACTGGATGGGCATCGGGCTGACAATCTCGCGCGTCAGAATGCTGCCATCCTTGATGGTCAGCAGAGCCGTTGTGCTAATGGTCAGCAGCTGAAGATGAGCCTGCTTGCCGTTGAACAGCACGCCGCACTTTGGGCACTTGCCAGGGTACACATTCCTCATTCCTCTTCACCCCCAATCAGCTCGATGGTCTGGACAAACAGCATCGTGTCAATCCTAGCTGACTTGTTCACTCGCGCCACGAACATGTTGCCGGCCCGCAGCAGGGTCTGGAATCTATCATACTGGTCAGGGTCAAACTTCAGCCGATTGGTCTGCGTGCCGTCGCTGATGTCGATGATTGCGTACCTGCGACCAATCTCCCACCGCTGTGACTTCTGGTCGCCAAAGTCGCCAATCTGGTGTAGGATGACATTCACCATGACGCCACGGATGTGCCCGATGCCACCCCTTCCTCGCAGGTCAGCGAGCGGTGCGAAGTCAAAGTCAGGGAATTGCTCGTCAGTCAGGCTGTACAAGGTCTGCTGGAGCCGTTTGCCGAGTGGGAGTGGGTACTTGTCAGCCCACTCCTGGCCGGCATCGTCAATGTGGACGCGCGAGCCGCCAAACATGTGCAAATCCTCAATCAGCCCGCGCACCTTCACATTCACGAGCCGCTTGTTGACGCGCTCCTCAAGGTCTGCCATGTCAGCATACGGCTGGTTGGCTGTCAGCTCTGCGACGGTCTTGTCGCCAATGCCTTTCACACGACTCAGCCCAAGCCTGATACCCTCGCCCTCTGGTATAGCCAGAGACTGCGACAGGTTGATATCGGGCAGCCAGACCGGAATGCCCTGCTTGACGGTTGCCTCCAAGGTCTTGCGATACTCCAGGTCATCACCCTCATGGTTGAGCGTGGCGATGTAGAATGCTCTTGGGTGATAGACCTTGAGCCACATACACCAGTACGCAAGCTGCGTGTAGACATAGGCGTGCGCCTTGTTGAAAGCATATGAGCCAAAGTGGAGCATCTTGTCAAACAGCGCGTCTGCCATAGCAGCATCGATGCCATTCTTGCCGCAGCCCTCGATGAACACGGCCCGCTGCTTGCCAAAGTCCTCAGTACCATACTTCTTGGCGACCTTCTGGCGCATCCGGTCGATGTTGGTCGCGCTGTAGCCTGCCATGCGACCAAAGATTTGCATGATTTGCTCCTGGTACACAATCAGGCCCAGGGTATCCTTGGTGATGTCGTCATAGGTTGGCTCAAGTGGCGTAACCTTCTGGGCACCCTTCCTGCGAGCGACAAAGTCATTGCAGATGCCAGACCTCATCCCGCCAGGGCGATACAGAGCGCACAGAGCCACCAAATCCTCAAAGCCCTCAATGGGCATATCCTGAAGCAGCTTGGTCAGACCGTCACTGGTGAACTGGAACACGCCCATCGTGTCGCCTCTGTGGAACGCATCCAGCACTTTGGGGTCAGCGTAGTCTAGCGCAACCAAGTCGTCACGCTCCAGCCCCACCATTGTGAGCGCATCCTTGATGACTGCTAGGGTCTTGAGGCCCAAGACATCCAGCTTCAAGAATCCCAGCTCATCAATCTCGCCACCCTCAAATGCCACGGTGAGTTTGCCCTCGCCACCGCGCCGTTCGATGGGCATCACATCAGTGAGTGGGAATGGCGTGACCACCACGCCCGCTGCGTGGATGCCTGGCTGTCGGATGCGACCTTCCAAGACCTCGCACGCCGGCAAGACCTCTGGATGGCGCTCAGCAAATCGCCGGCAGACATCAAACTCATCAAATGTGTCGATGACAGTCATTGAGGCCCGTGCGTCACCGCCAGACCGCTCGATGATGAACCGCGACACATCCTCAACCTCACGGATTGGGATGTTGTAGACTCGCGACACATCCTTCAAGACCGCTTTGCCCTTCAGTCGGCTGTAGGTGCCGATGTTGGCCACCCTGTCCTCACCGTACTTGTCGATGATGTACTGCTTGACCTCGTGTCTGCGCCCATCCTCAAAGTCCATGTCGATGTCAGGAGCCGTTACACGGTCTGGCGCGATGAACCGCTCAAAGATGAGCCCATGCTCAAGCGGGTCTGGGTCTGTGATATGGAGCAGCGCGCAGACCAGCGAGCCGGCAGCTGAACCTCTGCCTGTGCCATACATGATGCCCTTTGGGATGACACAGTTGTGGTACAGGTCATGGACCACCAGGAAGTAGCGCACAAAGCCCTGGTCACGTATCTGCCGCAGCTCGTGTCGCAGCCGCTCGTGATATCGCTGGTCAGTGAATTTGTGTTCCCAGCCGCGCGACCGGATGCCCTGTTTACACAGCTCAACCAGAATCTCAAACTCACCTTCTTCACCATAGGGCGCAGGGATGATGTTGTGCCATTGTGGCCATTCCACGTTACAGCACTCAGAGACCGCGACAGTGTTGGCGATTGCCTGTTCCACGGCTGCCACGGGCACATCGGGATGATTCAGCAGCATGAGCCGATACATTTGCTCAGCCGTCATCAGGTGGAAGCAGTCATCGCCAAACTCCCACATGCGCCCGCCACTCTGGATGCCAAGCAAGACCTTGTGGATGTCGCGGGTTGTCTCCAGGTAGTGAGCGTCAGCGGTCGCCACGAGTGGTATGTCCAACTCCTTGCTCAGCTTGACCATGCCCACATTGATGACCTGTTGGGCCGGCAGAGTTGTCGGCATAATCTCCAGCCAGAAGCGGTCAGCGCCGAACACATCCCTCATTGCTACTGCCATGCCTCTGGCAGCCTCATAATTGCCTTGGACTAGGTGTTGGCTGACAATCCCATCCATACAGCCTGACAGGAACAGCACGCCGTCGCTGAACTCCTTGACCCATGGCAGACACACGCGTGGCCTGTAGTAGAATCCTTCACGCGCGCCCTTGCTCGTCAGCCTGAACAGGTTCTGAACGCCACCCCAGTTCATGGCAATAGCCGTCATGTGTCGCCTGGACTCGCCCTTGACGCGCGCAGCTGGGTCAGGGACAAGGTACAGCTCCACGCCAATCAGCGGGTTGATACCTTCCTCACGGGCCGCGCTGTACAGCTGATACGATGAGCCCATGACGCCATGGTCAGTGACAGCGACCGCTGGCTGGTCGTGCTCCTTGGCAAAGCCAACAAGGTCGCGCATCCCAAGCATGCCATCCAGCGCGCTGTACTCGCTGTGATTGTGTAGGTTGACGAATGACATCAATATCTCACCCCCAGCGCCTTACACACATTGAACGCCACCCCCATAGTCGGCTGGCGGCTGGTATCAATCTCCAGTGTGGGGATGCCCAACTCACCGCAGCGCTCAGTCAGCCTGATGAACTCTGCCTGGTGAAGCATGAACTCAGACTCGCGCCCTGCCCACTCAGGGTCACGCTGCGCGACCGTTGCGAATGGCGCCCACAGGTGGATGAGCCGTATGCGACCGGCATCGGCCATCAGGCCAAGCATCCACTCCTCAACCTCTGCCGGCACATCGCTGTAGACCAGACCGCTGAGCGGCCCTCTGTCGCAGATTGCGCGGCCACCTAGCAGTCGATGGTGGATGAGCAGGTAGGCATCCTCTTGCCAACTGTTGACGGGCATGCCGTACTGAGCCATGTCAGCATAGCCAGGCACACAGTCGTGTAGGTGAACAATCTCAGTCCCTGGTAGCCGCGCCTGAAGGTCAAGCGCAAGCGAAGTCTTGCCCGTGCCATCTGTGCCCTCAATTATGAAGAGCACGCCCTCACCCCTTCCACAATCACATCCATTGCCTCTTCCAGCTCCTCAACCGTGATGGTGAGTGGTGGCGTCAGCTTGAGCGCCTGGTCTGCGCTGAACACGCCGATAATCACTCCATTGTTCAAGCACCAGTTGCGCAGCCGCCACATATCGCAGTCCAAGTCGGCTGCCACCATCATCCCCTTGAACCGGATGTCATTGGACACCGATAGCAGCCTGTGTCTCATGTAGTTGCCCATCGCGCGGTAGTGCGTCAGAGACTTCCTATCACCGTGCTCAGACAACACAACCTGCATCAGCGCACAAGCCGCTGGGCTGCCGCCAAAGGTGCTGAAGTGGCCACCCTTGGCGATGGTCAAGCCCACAGACATCTTGCCCAGTACGATACCGGCAGGATACCCCATGGCCACGCCCTTGGCGGTACAAAGCATGTCGGGCTGGATGCCATACAGCTGGTGTCCCCAGACCGTACCAAGCCGCAGGAAGGTCTGAACCTCATCCAAGCAGATGAGGATGTCGTGCTGTCGGCAGTGCGTCAAGAGCCGCGCGACCCACTCAGGGTCATACTCAGCGAAGTCCTTGTTGACCATCGCTGGGGTGATGATGACGGCTGCCGCATTGTTGTCGATGTCGCGCGGGTCTTGGAACATCGCGCATCCTGGTAGGAATGGGCCATAGCCGTTGCGATGATAGGGCGCACTGAAGCTGGCACTCATCGCGCCGTATGTGCGCCCGTGGAATTCACCCTCATGCGTGTAGATGAGTGTTCGCCCGCTCGCGCGCCTGGCAAACTTCATCATGGTCTCCACGCCCTCAGTCCCACTATTCACAAAGAATGCCCAGTCAAGCCCTGCTGACTGGGCAAACATCTGTGCTGTGTGCTCACGAACCTCTGCTGGCACAATCTGCGGCACGTGCATGGGGTGTTCAATCTCCACATAGCCACAGCTGACTGTACCAGAGTCGCCAAACATGTCGATGTACCACTTGTCATCGTCGGTGTGAATGCGCGCGCCCGCTCCACCCTTCCAGGGCGCAATCGGCAGCTCATCGACCAGCAGCGAGCTGAGCATCCACCTACCGTTGGGAAGCACCATATTTGGCCCCATCCACTCGCAGTGATGAACCGTTCGCATACCTGCCGGCCCCAAGCAAGAAGCGCACCCACTCGCAGACCTCACTCTTGGTCATCGGTCTACCGCTGGGTACATTCTTCAGCCGCAGCTCCATCGGCACCGGAGTGGCATTGGACATGTTGGTGTCCTCGATGATGCCTGGGTCAAGCTGGATGATGTTGTAGCGGCCCGCACCTTCCATAGCAGCAACCCTCGTGAGCATTGATAGGCCTGCTTTGCTCACGCAGTAGGCAGCAGAGTCAGGAGCCGGCACGTGGGCCGCGCTCGCGCCGATGAGCACGATGTCGCCTGTGGGCCAGTGACGCATGAACTCGCGCACACACAGGAATGCGCCTGTGAGATTCACGTCAATCTGCTCCTGCCAGTACATCAGCGGCATCTCAGCGACCTTCCCGCCATGGTACACGCCCGCAGCATACACCATGCCTTCAATGCTGCTCCACCGCTTCTGCGCAAACTCATCGAATGTGGCAATGACCTGCGCCTCATTGCGCACATCCAGGTCTGGGTTGTTGATGGTGTCCATTCCACCGTGTTTGATGATGTGCTCGCCCAGACTTCCCTTGGCAGTGCCGATGACAATGTGCTTGTTCACCGGATGCTCTCCAATCGGTCTACACGGGTGACGCCCTCATGAGTGTCACCCTGGTTGTACGGTCTGTCAAGCAGGTAGACTGACACGCCGCAGCTGGCCATCCGGTTCGCTTGCTCACGGTTGTCCTCAATGAAGAATGCGATGCGGTCAGCGCCGTACTCGCGCAGCAGTCGCTCATTCTTGTTCTCATCGAACAGCACGGCATCATGTAGCAAGCCGTTTGTGTCAAGCCACTCCATCGTGTCTGCGAAGATTCTCTTGTGTTCCTTGTACGGTCGCGCGCTCAACAGCACAACTTTGTGCTTCCTGACCAATCGTACCAGCAGCTCTGTGGCTCCTGTACACACTGGCATATACCTCTTCAGGCCACTTTCACGCCATTCGTGCTTCAGCATGATGAGAGTCTCGCCATCGACACCAAGCCACTCGCCCATGTCCAGCGTGTCTGGCTCCTCATCGATGGGGAGCAGTCCCATGTAGTCGGCTGCCCAGTCCACGAATGCGCGCGGATAGTCGGCCAACACGCCGTCGATGTCCACGCCCACGATGAGCCCATCCTCAGGCAACCTCAGCTCCTGGCGATACCGCTGCTCCACCACCGCGCTCTTGCGTTCAAACTCATCCGCAATCTCATCGGCGCTGAAGCCCCACGTGGTGAACAGGCTCAGGCTGAACTTGAGAACATCCACGCACTCCTCAAGCAGATTGGCGCGGATGATGCCGCCACGCTGAGGGCCGCGATGCCCCTTCCAGTTCAGCTCATCCAAGACCTCATCCAGCTCGCTGTGAAGCCCAAGCACCAAGTCCTTGGTCATCGCAACCTGCTCTGCGAGTGTGGCGTTGTCGTGGTCTATGAAGTGGCTGTTGAAGTCTCGCTGAACATCGACAAGATGTTGTAGTAGACCTCGTGTGCCAGCCTGTTCTTGTTCCACTCTGCTGTCCTTCCCGCCAGGATGATGCGATGGTCGTTGTGTCGCCAGTCTACCACATTGGCGACCTTCTTGACCAGAATGGAGTTGTCAACCTGCTGAGCATATTCTGTGGTCTCACGCCCAAACACCCTGCTGTACCGATACCACGGCACTTCAGGGTCAACATTGTACACCACCAAATTCTCCACGCCTCTGTAGCGGTCTGCGACCGCATAGGGTGCGCCTGCTCGCGCCCATACCGCGCGAGTCTCGCAAGGTGGATGGACATAGTCAAACATCTTGGGCATGGGAGCCGTGACGATGACCATGTCGTGAATCTTCAGCAGCTTGCTCAGGTCGCAGTGATTCACATCCGCATCCCTGAATGATGCCACCACTGGTGGGAGCAACTCAGCGACCGCTTCAGCCCAGCTGAATGCCTGGATGTATGGGTCTGCCGACACACTCTCACCGCCACCTGTCTTGGTGCGATACTGCTCGATGTAGTCATCCGGTTTGTCCATCACAAAGTTGCTCACCCAGACCCACGGGATGTCAAGCCCGCAGCTGTCGTGTAGGTAGTGGACGCCAGTGCGCGGCACCCCTGGCACGCCATTGGAATACATCACAGATTCAATGTCGCAGTCGCGACACGCCTTGGCAGCAAGTAGACCGCTCATGCCGGCCCCAACAATTGCCACTCTCATTCCTCACTCACTTCCAAGTCCTCAAGCAGTGCGATGAATGCGGGCCGCTTGCGGATGTAGCCGCTGCCACGCCTCACCAGCCTGTTGTTGAATAGGAATTTGACCACCTCACGGGCATCCTCTTGGTCAAGGCCCGTGTAGTCAACCAGGTCTTGCTTGCTGAATGAATCGTACAGGTTGAGGAAGTCGCGCAAGCCAAGGTATCGGTTGAGGAATGCCACGATGGCATCCCTGTTGTCGATGACTGACTGGCGCTCCTTGATGCGCTCCAGGCTGTACTGGGCATACTTCAGGCCCGTGTTACCATACAGCTCATCCAAGAATGCGACTGCTGTGATGACGTGCTCCTCAGTCACCTGTACAACCTCGCCACTCGCATCGGTGCTGAACAGGCGCGTGGCGATGGCGGCTGAGAGCCGCGCCAGCTTGATGCGCGCGTCTGCGCTCTCAATCAACGGTATCTCGCTGCTGTATCGCTGGCCCAGTGAGATTGCTTCCCGATAGATTGCCGCCACTGCCTTGGTGCTGAACTTCACCTGGTCAGGCGTGCGACTCCAGGCCCAGAGGATGAGGTGATGGCAGACCTTGCTGTTGTAGATGTGAGCCACAACCTCTGGCGAGCCGCTGTTGATGAGAGTCGCTGGCACATCGCTGCTCGATGCCGGCACAATCAGGTCAAACCGCGCGATGTCCTCTGCCTTGCCAATCAATGTGCGCAGGAAGGTCACCGGATAGGTACGGTCATTCAGCGCCACGCCCTCGCGCGGATTGCTCACCCAGATGAGCCGTGTACGCGCTCGCGCCCGCTCAGTCTGTATCTTGGTCAGCTCTGCGATGCCGGATGACCGGATGCCGCTCATGTTTGCGATGGCATCTGTGGTCAAGCCGCTGACCTCATCGATGACCACCAGCCGTCTGTCGTTGAGCGGTATCTTGCCCCATGTGATGCTCCAGCGATTCTGTGTCTGCTGGAGACCACCAACCAGGCCCGCATATGATGAGGACTCGCCTGTGACAAACTCGCCCGCATTGTAGTGCTCGATGAGCTGCTGGCAGGTCTCAGTCTTGCCTGTGCGGGTGTCGCCAAGCAGCATGATTTCAAGCCAGCCCTTGCGCACTGCCTTGCCCCCAAAGTGGAAGCCAACCATGCTGTGGAACGCAAGGTCAACCGCAATATGGAGTGGCATGCGACCATAGATGCGGGTCACATTGGTGCTCAGGTCGTGTGCTATCTCATTCAGCTTGTCGCGAGCCGTCTGGCCCTTGGCGGGCTGAAACACCGACAGCTCCTTGCGCAGCGCGGGTGTCATCTTGAACCGCTCCACATCATCTTGCGCATGCTGCTTGTGATACAGCAGGTGCGTCGCATACTGATTCTGTGGGTCAGGTATCGTCAGCCCCTCAAACCGGAATGAGGTGCCGGCTGGCACCCCATGGTCGATGATGTACGCGCGTCTGGTCACATACGCTTGCTCAGCCGATGACCACGTCAGCTCTGGGATGAGCAGCAGCTCCTCAATGTTGAGGGTCTCTGCCACTTCCACTTCCACATGGCACTGAGGGTTGATATCGGCCAGCTGCTTCAGGATGTTCCTCTGGGTGTAGGTCGCCACGCCTCTCAGCAGGAGCAGGTCTGGCGACCGCTCGCCCACACGATACTCCATCTGCCCACCTGCCATCCCAAGCCGGCAGACCTCGCATGTCTTCTTGTTCACACCGCACCGGAACATCACCTTGGATGGGATGATGAATGGCGCCAAGTCCTTGCCGGCCACCACAGCGTCAAACGCCACGCGCCGATTGTTGTAGCGCGCTTGCGATGCTTCGCTGAGCGGCACATTGTAGATGGTGTCATCTTCAGGCACCAGCGGTTCCAGCTTGTAGACCGGACTGTGAGCAATCAGGTCGCTCAGGTCGCTGGCGCTGTAGCCGTTGTCCACGATGTAGTTGGTGATGTCAGCGCCCTTTGGCTCGCTGAGAGGCAGCTTCACAATGCGTATCTCGTTGGCCACATCTAGCAAGGCCCGCGCGACCGCATGTGCGCCCTTCTCACCAGCCGCATCCACGTCATAGCAGATGGCGACATCACGGCCCTGGAACACATCGCTCCAAGCCGTTCGCCAGGTGCCGGCTCCACCAGTCGATGTCACGCTGTTGAATCCCAGCTGATGTGCGAGCATCGTGTCCATCTCACCCTCGCAGATGACGATGGGCTCATCAATGGTCAGCTCATGAATTGGGAACAGTCGTACAGCCCCAAAGCCCTGCGCCCAGCTGATGACCTTGCCGGTCGCTTTGTCTGTGGGGCTGTACTGACGGATGTTGACCAAATCGCCCGCTTCATCGCGCACAGGGATGGTGATGCGCTTTGTGCGTGGGTTCCAGCCAAGCTGGAAGTGGTGAATGGTATCATCACTCAGCCCGCGCTTGTCGCGCAAGAATGAGAGCAGCGCAGCGTTGTCCCATAGGGCCGCCACCAGCTTGGTGACGGTGGACTCATCCACCTTGACCTTCTTGCCTTCACCGACAAATTCAATGTCAGGTTCAGGCCTGGGTGGAACCTTGACACCCATCTCATCCAGCTGGGCCTTGGCGTCAGCGAAGTCTACCTCACCAACCAGCTCCTGGAAGGTGTAGACATCACCGCCACGGTCGCAGCCAAAACAACGCCAGAGCCCAGTCTGGATGTTGATGGACATCGACGCGCGCTCATCATCGTGAAACAAGCAATGCGCAGCGCACTCACCCTGAGCGTTGGGGTTCAGCTCCTCATCAAAGTGTTGCTGAAAGTAGTCTGTGAGGTTCACTGAAGCCCCACCCCTGACTACTCGTCAAAGGTGAAGTCGTCAGCTGCCGGAGCAGGCTCAGGCGCAGGCTCAGGCTTGCTCGCCTTGGGCTTGGTCTTGGGCACTCCAGCCTGTTCCGCAACGCGCTCGCTGGGCAGGTACTGCTTGATTTCATTCTTGAAGATGCGCAGCGAGCCATCAGGGTCTTTGTAGGTGTCCGGCACCTTGGCCACTTGGGCCCGCAGCGCCTTGCCGACGATGTCTTGCTTGGTGAACTTGACATGGCCGGCAGGCACATCGAACCGGATGGCCTTGAGGAATTGGACAATGCGCCACTTGCTGTTCTCTGTGAAGACCAGGTTGTCCCAGAGGTTGCGGCCCGTGTATGGGCCATCCTGAACCTTGAGCGTCAACTTGGCCATGTTGCTGCCCGTGGATGCGACTGTCTCTTCAGCATCGAACACGGTCAGCTCATACACACCTGTGTCCAGCGGTTCAAAGTCGCCACCGGACAGGTCACTCTCATTGAAGTCTGCTTCCCAGGCCATGCTTCACCCCTCATTTCTCGTTGAGCGCCATCTTGTGGATGGCGTTGAAGGTTGGGTTGTCGATGACGATAGGCAGGTGGCCGCTCCTGTCCTTGGCGAAGTAGTGCCCCATGGGTTGGAGCAGCATCTTGCGCACAGGAGCGCCATCAACCTCTTCCACGAACATGTAGCCAACGATGTCCACATAGGCGCAGACATCGGCAGCCAGCTTCTCACTCAGCTTGGGCATAGTTGTGACCACGCCCGATGAGTCATCCTTGATGCCCATCGCCAGGGCTGTGATGATGAGGTTGTAGTCCATGTCGCGCGCCGTTCGCACGAGCCGTCTCATCCTCTCAGTGTTGTAGCCCCAATCCTGAAGCATCAGACCGTCGCCATAGGGCCGCTTGGGGTCAGGGTAGGTGCTGATGAGCATGTCGTTCAGTTTCTTCTGTACCTCAGTGATGGAGTCGATGATGATTGTCTTGACCTGCTGGTGTGGCTTCTCACGCAGGGTGCGCAAGCCATCTTCCAGGTCTTGGAACCTGAGCACATCCTTGACAATGACCTTCTTGGCCTTGATACGGTCTTGGATGCTCAGCGTGCCACCCTCGCAGTCAAACAGGACAGCGTTGTCAGCGCTCGCTGCGAACACCGTCTTGCCCACTCCAGGGTCACCGTACACTAGCATGTTGATGTTCATTTGTCACCCCCTGCCCTTGTGGTCTTCATCTACCTCATAGGTGGTGCCGATGAGGCTGGAGCCGTCGCCACCGCCCAGCTCTGCGATACAGAGTGAGCGGTATGAGCAGTCCCACACACAGTCGCGCGTTGGGTTGCGATAGTAGAACGCGCGAGACTTCATGGCGCGGATGGCTTCAACCTCAGCCATCAGCTCGCGCCCGCGCTCCTCAATCTCACGGTCACTCCGGTAGATGTACTCACGATAGTTGTATGGCGGCTTGCTGCGAGCGCTGTATGGGTCAACCTTGCGCAGAATGTCGTACATGACACCCACGACTGGGATACCATCCTGCCGCAGCGCCCAAAGGTAGTCTGTCACCTGGTCGTCAAGGATGAGGTGGTCAACCCTCAGGTCAGCAGCCGTCTTGAACTCGCGCGCATAGACCGCGCCCGTGTCCTTGCGCTCAATCAGCGCGTCGATGAAGCCGATGAAGCGGGTGTGCGTTGGCTTGCCGGTCTCTGGGTTCAGGAGCCGCAGGTCAACCCGCAGCTCAGTCGCCAGCACCTTGAAGTCATCGTGCGGCATCACATCCTCAACAAAGAATTTGAGCATCTGACGCCCCATGGCTGATTCCTTCTGGAAGCGGTCGCTGTCAGCCGCAGTGACCGCTTCACGCTCGATGGCATTGTCGTACACAGCAAATGCCCGCTCGATGCGGGCATCCATACTGGGCTCAGTGGGGTCATACAGTTCAGCGAGTGCTTCATGCATGACCCCACCGAGTGCTAGTGCATTGGGCGTGGCCGTTGGCCGCAGCCCTTGGATGTAAGCATACTCAAATCGCTTTGGGCACCGCTTGAATGTGCCTCTCATTGAGTTGCTCACGCGCATGGCCGTTCGCACAGGTGTCACCCTCTCAAGCTGTCTTGGCGTTCCAACTTCCCTGATTCTCAGGGTCACCATACCGCACGCCTGGCAGCTCCTCAGTCTTGGCCAACTCATCACGCAGCTTGGCAGACTCAACCTGGAGCCGTTCATAATCCTCGCGCGACAGGCGCTGTAGGCCAAACAGCTTTGCGAGCCGATGGTCAACCTGGTCCAATTCACGAATGGCCGCTGGTATCCCCTTCAAAGTGATGTCACCCCCTTTCAGCGGTGAGTCTGATTCTAGCGCGCGGCTGAGTCTTGGGGAAGGTCTACCACTTGGGTTATTTCAAGATTTCACTCAGTCGGTGCCGGTCGATGACCGTCCTGGCGATGTCTGCCTTGCTCGCGAGCAGCTTCTCAATCTGCTGCTCGATGGTGTCCTCAGCTGTCAGGCTGACGATGGTCGCACCGTGTAGGTCATTCATCCGCGCATACACCCTGTCCTCTGCTTGGACCATGTATGCTGGAGTCCAGACCTTGTCAGTGAAGATGACCGTGTCAGCAGCCGTGAGGGTGATTCCTACCCCAGCAGCCCCAATGGTGCCGATGAAGACACGGGTGTCAGGGTTGGTCTGGAAGTCCTCAACCACGCTCGCGCGGGCCGACTCCTTGGTGTTGCCGGTGAACACAACCGGATTGTAGCACTTCAGCTCCTCAGCGAGCCGCGCACACATGCGTGACCACTGGCTGAATATGACCACCTTCTTGCCTGGCTGGGCCAGGATGTCGGCCAGCAGCTCCTTGAGCACTTCCACCTTGGCGCTGGGTATGAGTACCTCAGTGCCACCCTCAGTGAGAATGCTAGGGTCTGTGGCTATCTGCTTCAGTCGTGTCAGCTGTGCCAAGACGGTTGGTGCTACAAGGATGTCTGTGTCACCCAGCTCAGCAATGAACTGCTCGCGCATCTGGTCATAGACCCTGCGCTGCTCGCCCAGCAGCTGGACTGGCACATTCAGGTAGACCTTCTCAGGCAACTGCTCCATGACATCCTTCTTGGTGCGCCTCAGCATGATGTCTGCGACCTCGCGCGCCAGGTGGTCAAGGTTGCGGGTGCCCACGAGCTGCTTGCCCCACGGGCTGTCCCACACTTCCATGTAGGTGTCAACGAACCGCCAGTATGAAGTGTATGTCTTTGGGAACAGGTAGTTGAGCAGCGACCACAGCTCATCAGGCGTGTTGAGGATGGGTGTTCCGGTCAGGAGCCACACGCGGTCGCCAGCGACCTGCTTGACAGACTTGGTGACAGCTGCCTTGCGATTCTTGATGCGGTGCGCCTCATCGATGATGACGGCATCCCACCGCTCGCAAGCCAGCGGTTTGTTGCGCTCCAGCCGCATGGCCTCATAGTTCATGATGTACCACTTGTGGTCATCATACATGTCCAGCGCGTTGCCGGTGTAGACCGCGATGCTGTCAAATGGGTCACCAGACCACTTGGCAATCTCATCGCGCCACACGTACTTGACGCTGTTCGGGCAGATGATGAGTACCTTGTCGCTGTGAGTCTCAGCGACCGCTTTGATGGCCTCTGCGGTCTTGCCAAGCCCCATCTCATCTGCGAGGATGGAGCGCGGGTTGTCCATGAGAAACTGAACACCCTGCCACTGGTACTTGTGGAGACTCATTTCAGCCATTCGTCACACCCCCAGTCTACAATCGTGGGAAGGTCAATCTCAGGGTGCTTGCGTGCGAACATCAGCGCCCAGACCATCACTTCCACTTCCACACCATAGGCCCGCGCGTCATCTAGTGCGTGCTCCACGGTGACCATCAATTCCTCGATGTCATTCCTGGGCAGGTTGTTGAACTGCTCGTCAGCCCGCCAGCCAGGGTGTGCCCTGGCCTTGTGGTTGACCAGACCGCGCTTGCTGACCGTCTTGCCGCAGATGTCGCAGTCAGCGTGCTCATTGTGCTTCAGCGTCCACTTGCCGCCAGGATAGCCTGTGCTGCCACAGACCGGACATTTGACCTTCTTGCCATCGCCACGGCTGGTGTGTTCCCAGTCGTGGGACTCCAACATGATTCTCGTGTCATCAGCCATTGTGAGCACTTCCTTCCTCGCGCGCTCGCGCGACAGCCGCGCTGATGATGGAGTCCACAGCCATGCTCAGCTCAGCATAGGTGTCGCTGTCTACCTTCAGACCGCAGGACTCCATCACCATCGTGATATAGTGGATGAGGATGTCTTTGGCATCTTGCTCGTCAGACATCTTCCTCACCCTCAGCAGACCGCACGCGCTCCATGGTCTCATGAGCGTCTTGGATGGTGTCCAAGTCGATGAGGTCATACACACGCCACTTCTTGGCCAGCTCCAGGTGCTCCTGGATGCCAAAGCCGCTGTCGTGTTCCATGTCGTCGCGCAGCTCAGACTCGATGATGCTCTTGTAGATGACGGGCGCATACCAGTCGCCACGCCACGAGTTGCCGCCAGCAAAGTCGATGTTGCCGGCCAGGGTCTCATTCAGGTCTAACACAGCGACCTGAACAAGACCGTTGTTGTCCACCCTGTCGCGGAATGCGATGCCTACCATGTTCTGGCCGTACTCCTCATCACTGAAGAGCACAACCCAGAACGGCGCACCGCTGATACCGTTGCGGTGCCGCGCCACATCCTTGACGTGGACTGTCTTCAACTCACTCAGCCGTCCCATCAATTCCACCTTCCCTCATCCGGTTCATCGATGGGCCCAGAGACAGAGACCTCGATGACTTCCACCTTGCCGTCCAGGTACTGAAGCAGCATGTCGCGGCAGTGCCTGATGCCATCCAGGTGGCGAGCATCCCAGACCGTAATGGCATCGCCCTCGACAACTGCCAGCCCCTTGGGAGTCAGCATCATGCTGAAGAGCACGTGTAGTGCGCTGTCGCCGGCATCGATGTCAACCGTGTTGAAGAAGTCCGCAATGCGCGTAACCTTCTGGATGACATCCTGCGGCACTTCAGGGTACTCGATGCTGAACTGGCTCAGGAGCCGTTCACGCTCCTGCGCAATCTCATCGTTGTTCATTGCCATGTTGCTCACCTCACTCATACTCAAACTCGATGGGCTTGCCATACGCATCGACTGCTTCCTCAAGCGTGTCGATGTACTGCTCAGGGACATCGGTGAAGTAGATGAACTGACCAACCTCGCGACACATCACCTTGAGCAGGTGCTCATAGGTGTCGCTCATCATTTCAGCGATGACCTTGTCGGCATCGCCACCCAGCTGGGTGACGAACCTCTTGGTGATGCCCATTAGCATGTAGGCATTGCCATCAGGGCCGCCAAGGTTCAGGATGAAACTCTTGTCTGTCTTGGTGCTTGGAGTGCGCTCCATTGTTCTCACACCTTCCACCAACCGTAGTTGCCAAACAGGGTCTCAAGCAGCCAGGTGAGGATGCGGGTCATCAGACTCACATCCCCACGATGGCAGCGCAGTCCGGTCCAAGCCCGCGATGGATGCTGGCCGGCACGGTCAGCTTCTTGCCACATCGCCAGCAGCGACCGGACAGGAGCGCGTATGCTTCGCCAAACTGAGCGGTGTCGCCATTGTAGCCGGCAGAGCCCAGGACATTGAGAGCATGGACCACGCGCGAGCGGTTGGGGTCAGTGCTGAACCGTCGCCACACGCTGTAGACCGCGCCCTGCTGGAAGGCAAAGCCCATGAAGTCGCGCTCATTGTCGCACCCACAGAGGTACTCAACAATCTGAGTACCTGCCGGCATGTCCGTGGCCCACTCAGCATAGCGCAGCCGCAGGGTCACGTGGGAGCCATCCTCAAGGACAACCGTGTAGGTGCCGTTGGGGATGTTTGGCTCCACCTTTGTGATTTCATCGACACGCAGTATCTTGCGGGCATTGTCGCCCTCGCGCCTGAATACCGCTGCCGCACAGTTGCAAACGCCACGTGCCTGAGGCAGCGTGAACCTGCCTGCCTCAAGCACTTTGGCGCGCATGTCCCGCATGAACTCAAAGTCACCGTCATAATCGGTGGCCCACTGCTCAGCGGCCCTTCTCAGCTCAGGGTGGTCACCGACATACATGTCGTCAAACTTGCCCTTGTTGAGCAGGGTCCAGTGTTCGCGGATGATGTCCAGAGCCGTTGCTGTCGTCACTGTTCTCACCCTTCCTCAGTACAGATAGGCCAGTCTGAGAGCCTGGTCATCCAGGCTCTCAATCCGGTCGCGCTCTGCCTTGACCTCATCGTCGCTGAACTTGAAGCCTGTGACGGTGATGACTGGCATATCGCTCCAGCCGACATAGGCACCCTCACGAGTCAACAGGTCAAAGTTGGTCTTGTAAGCATAGCCGTACTCATCCAGCGCCTCAACCACAGGCTCCAGGGCCGCGATACCCTGCTGGAAGTCATACCGCTGACGCTCGTGGTAGTCATCCGTGCCTTCAGGATAGTCGCCAGACCAGTGAGTGAAGATGGTCACGCTGCCGGCTTTGACACCGTTGCCGTGTATCCGCACTCTGTTGTAGGTGGACTCCCAGCGACCTTCCACGCCCGTGACCAGCTTGTCTTCAGCCAGTACAGGCTTGACAACCTTCAGAACGCGCTGCCAGGTCACCTTGTCGTTGCCACGGGTCTTGTGGCCACGCTTGACCTGCTCATCCAGCTTGTCAAGAGCGCGCTGGACTCGCGCCTTGCGCTCCAGCTCGTGGTCCACATTGAGCAACCTCTGCTGGCTGATTCCTAGCACGATGTCCTCTGTGAACTTGCCGTACAGCTCCACAGCGACCTCAAACTTCACGTGCTCAGCAATGCCGTGCGGGAAGTCATAGCCGCGCGTGGGGATGTTCGTGGCGGCCCGCTTGAGGTTGTCGATGAACGCAACCAGCTCGTGCTCGCGCGCCTCAGTCTCGCCAGCGCCGTCTGCGATGGCCTTGTCGATGGACTCCTGAAGCCCCTCAAGCCAGCGGTGCCGCTCAAGGTTGCGATGGTACTCCACCACGGCACCCAGGCCAAAGTCCCAGTGATGGTTGCCACAGACCGTCGCTGCGATGGTCTGGGCCTGTGTTGCTAACTCCTCATTCAACTTGGTCGTGTTCTCTTCCAGGCTGTCCTTGCTGTAGAAGTGCATGTAAAGCGTCATGTCACTCACCCTCATCTGTCAATGGCTCTGCCAGAGCCGTATGCCTTGCCGTCTGCTTGACCGCGCTCGCGCGCGCTGCTGTCACTGCCGTACCTTGCCGTGCTTGGTGCCGCATTCTTGAGGTTCAGATTCTTGTATGCCTTGACCACCGCATCGCGCTTCACGAGCACGATGGCCTGACCATTGCCGGCTTCAACGCTCTGCTGGACTTGGACCTTGAATGCCTCATCCAGACCGTACAGGAAGCCAGTGATGTACGATGCCTTCACCTGCTGGCCCTTGCTAATGCCGACAGGGTCACCTGGGCCATAGCCGAACAGCCCATCCTGCTTGCGCCGCTCTTCCAGATACCTGCGGGACAGCCGCTTGATGACTGTCAGCGTCATCTGGTATGTCTCCACGGCCAGCTTCACGTCGCTGTCCATCCCGATGAACTTGAGCTGCATCGATGTCTTTGCCCTGAAGTCCCTGGTGTACTCGCCTGTCCAACCGCGCGACATGTACCAGTCGCACCTGAAGTTGCGGCATATGATGCGAGCCAGCCGCAGCTTCCATTCTGTCCGCACACCGGACTCCTCAGCAATGAGGTCATTGACCTGCTCGTCAAGGACATCATCCTCGACAATCAGCTCATCCTCAACGATGCTGTACTTGGCCATCAGCTTCTGCATCTGTAGCAGGGCCGCTTGTGCCTCGCCATCGGTGCCGGCAGCCTCAGCCAGTCGCTTGACCTTCCTGACCTTGTCCAGAATCTTCTCACGCGGTGTCACTTCACTCACCCTTTCATCCGCTCATAGTACGCCATGTTGGCCGACACGTACTCAGGGCTGACATCGATGTCAACCTCAACATCTGCGAAGTCTCCACGCACATCCTCAGCCGTGACCTCAGCAGCCTCATAGGTGGCGAACCGCATGTCCAGCGGCTCACCGCCCACGAACACCGCATACTCAGGCTGGGGTGGGCCGCTCTGGAGCGCATCATACGCGCTCCAGCCAGCCGCTGTCAGGTGGATGAACTTCTGCCTCTTGAAGTTGGCTTCCCAATCCTCAACCTCAACAAGCCCTTCCTTGACCATGGCGCTCACATAGCCGCCAACTGCTTCCTTGCTCAGTCCGGTCGCATCCATCAGCTCGATGCCCTGGCACTCGCTGAAGCCCTCACGGTCGCTGTACCTTGCGATGGTGCTGATGATTGTGTCCCTGACCTCTGTCATCTCACTCACCCTTCCTCAGAACCTGTCCGCACCCTCGCGCTTGAGCGCGCGGTTGGCTGCGCGTATCGGGCGCAGCCGCTCATCGTACCAGTCGCGCCACGGCTGGTCAGGCAGGTCATTGTGATGAGCAAGACCTGTCCCACCGCGCCACAGCAGCTCATCGATGGCAGCCAGCCACTCCTCAAAGGTGGGGTGCTGGTTGGCGTCCATCTTCATGGGCACGCCCTTCTTGACCTTCAACAACATTTCAACTCACCCTTTCAGTTCAATGTCCGGCCATGTGGCCGTGTACAGCGTTCTGCGGGATGACTCAAGCCAGTGATGCGGGATGACCACGGCCCAGGGTGAGTTGGGCTGCGATGCCCTATCACAGACTGGCGAGAATGCCCTACAGAACGCTGTACACGGCCAGCCCGCGCGTGCGTGAATACTTCCTCGCGCGCGCGAGCCAGCCGACAAAGTGTAACACATACCGTTTGCTTCCCCAACACGCACATGGACATGTCAGCGCTGCTCTTCACTCTCAGGCTTGTGGCGGGTCTGAAGCCGCCACACCACCAGGGACACAGGGTCACTCCACCCACCTGGCTCCACCGTCGCGCCCTCGCGCGCGGTCGCGCGCGAGACACATCGTGTTGGGTACTACCGGACTCTGTCACAGGACCACACTCGACTGGTCGCGCTGCCCTTCCCGATACCTTCCTGGGCGATTCCACCATCTTGGGAGACTGGCTACCGCACACGGTTGGCCCATCACTATCGGTTCGCCCGCGCGAGTCGCGCGAGTGGGTATCCTGTGTGACTCTGGGAAGGTGCGGGACACCCCATGGGGATGTCCACTATTGTGTGTACAAGAAGAATATACCCTAGTCTTGGGCCAAAGTAAACCCCAAGAGCAACCAATCTACCTGGTACAACGCAAATTCTTTCACCCACTCAGAGCTGGGCCAATGTTGGCCCTACGCGCGCGCGCCCGTTCCAACTACTATCACCGCCACTGCTTGTCGTCGTGGATGTCAGGCCCAGGTGCCGGCTCAACGCTCTTCAGCTCATCGATGAACAGCTCAGGCTCATCGGTGGGCTTGGTCACAGGCCCATAGTGAGGAAGGTCTACAGGGTCAGGCTTGACGGTCTCTGCGGTCTCATCTTTGAGGTGATGGAGCCGCTCACGCAGCTCCACATTTGCCGCAGCCTCATCCCGCGCTATGCCCTGTGCGATATATACGGCTGCGAGCCGCGCCATGCTCATGCCTTGTTCCTTGCTCAACTGCTTGAGCCGCGCAACATCGGTCTTGCTCAGCATCACATTGAAGTATGGCATCAGTCATCACCCCCTCTCACTGCCGGCCCGATTCTAGCTGATTCTGAATCCTCGCGCGAGTGCTCACGTGAGTCGCCAAATTCCTTCCTCTGCTGCAGACGCACTGCGCTCATGAGCATCGAACGCAATCAATGCTGTCACCCCACAGCACACTGCACACAAAGGAAGGAATTTGGCAAGCCACGTGAGGACTCACGTCAGATTTGTGAAACGGATAGAATTGGCAAGATTTGGGTCAAAACCGTATAAAGTGTGGGATACGGTTTCTATACGATTCTTGGGTAAATTATACGGATAATCGTATGAGTTTTCACGTGATGACATTCACCCAGGTCGCTGGCCACATTATTTGCCAATATGCATGGTATCCGCGACACATGGTGTATAAGCGTCCAGCTGACAAATCCTGGGCCAATGCTGAATATACGGTTTCTCACGTGAATTATCCGAAACTGTACCAAGATTCAGCCCAACTACCTGGGCCAATGTTCAGTATACGGTTTGTGCTCAAATCTATCCGGTTCTGCGGCTGGGAGAATGTGATACCACACTAGGCATGCCGTAGCACATTCTCTGACATTGTACCATGTAAACTGGGGTATTCTGAGAATGGCACCGGACTGAGACCGGATACCAATGAATTGGGGGCTGCCACGCCACGGCCAAACAACGCAGCAGCCCCCAAATTGTGAAGTCTATGCGTCGCCACCTGAGATGAGCGTGGTATCCTCAACACCCATCTTGCGCACGACCATCGACTTGATGAGTGACAGGGCCGCACCGACTGCAGCAAGAGCCGCTGAAGCCGCTGCCGCACCAACGCCACGCCAATCATACTCCGCAAGCCCAGCCCACGCAGCCGCAAAGGTGACGACAAACACTTGAGCGAATGTCCACCCAGCAGCCTCAAGAGCCTGCTTCCAGAATGTACTCATGCCATCACCCCACCTTGGTCAACACGATGGTGTTGCTGTTCTGTGAACTGACTTGCCATCCAGCTGGCGGCACCGGAGTCGGCACCGGAGTCGGTGGTGCCGGCGCAGGAGCAGGAGCAGGAGCCGTTGGCGCCTTGTAGGGCACCTTCAGATAGGCGCAGATGCCCTTGGCGGTTGCCTCAGCCAGCCGCTGACGGTAGGCAGGGTCATTGACCAACTGCTCCTCAGTCGTGTTGCTGATGAAACCGTACTCAGGGATGATTGCCGGCATCGCGGTCGCGCGCAACACATACAGGTTGTCGCGCGGCTTGATGCCTCTGTCGGCCCACGGTGAGCAGGTCTCAAGCTGGGTCTGTACCTTCTGGGCCAAATCCTTGCCCTTGGTACTGGTGTGCCAGTACAGGGTCTCAATGCCACGGGCCGTGCTCGCGCCTGAGTTGAAATGCGGCTCCACATAGATGGTCGCGCCCCATGCGTTCGCTTCAGCGGCCCGCGCTGCCAGCTCCTTGCTCTTGTCTGGGTTGGCAGTGTCGCCTGTTCTGCGCGTCTTGACGCTGATGCCACACCTCACCAGAGCAGCATTGAGCCTGAGAGTCACGTCCAGGGCAATGTCTTCCTCTTCTGTGTACAGCGCGTCACCAGCGCCCTTGCCATCGACTGCTCCAGGGTCAACACCCCCGTGTCCGGCAGCCGTATACACTTTGGCCATTCGTTACACCCCCTCTCACAGATGGCTTTGTAGCAGGAATGCGAGTATGCCAAGACCGGCAATGCCCACAGTGCCACCAAATGCCCAGAGCAGCTTTGTGAAGTTGTCCTCACACCGCTTCACCCGATTGGTCAGCTCAATCATGTCATTCTCGACATCAGCCTCAACCCTTGTAAGTGACTTCAGCAGCTCATCGTGCCGCTTCTCATACTCAACTCGCGCCAGGAAGGTCTCAGGGATGCGGTCCAGCTTGGCCTCAATCCTCACGAGCTGAGCTGCTATGAATTCATATGTGGGTTCCACTTTGCTCCTGTTATGACGGTATGTAGATGCCTGTGACTGCCCCACCGGCAATCTGCCAGTGATATGAGCCTGTGGTGCCACTAGTGGTCTGATACCCCCAGACCGATGGGGTGATGGTCTCAGATGCGCTGACGCTGAAAACGGTGGAGATTGGGATGGCGATGTAGTATGCTCCGGTTGAGCCTGGTGGGTTGTTTGAGAACCTCGTGTAATTGGGCGGCTCACTACCACCACTTATGCCCTTGCCCACGCCAATCAGGTTGTTGGACACGCTTGGGACATCGTGATAGAATATCAAGTTGCCAAAGAACATACACATGCCGGTCGCTGGCGCAGTGAACTGTGGCAGCTGGAAGTATGCGCTTGAGACCTGAACCGGAGTCCATGTCGTGTTGGCAAGGGTGAGCTGGCCCGTGGGAGCATAGTCCACGCCCAAATGCCGAGCATAGCCGTATGTGTGTGTGTGGCTGCCCACGGCTGCCTGGAGTGCGCCTGTGCCCAGAGTCCTCAGAGACCCTGTGCCAACCGCAGCATCGACCGTCATCGCATCGGCGCCACCAGGCTCATGATTGGTAGCATGGATGAATGCCTCCAGCGCTTGAGTCATCTCAGCGCTGTCCACGAGGTTGTTGAAGTGGATGGTCACAGGATGTTGCCACCCCCAAGGATGTCGTTGTTGATGGCCACGACTCCGGTGTTGCCTACGCCATAGATGGCGGTCGCGCCGTCTGTAGTTGACCTGAACTTACAGCCTGACACGAGTCCGGTTGCGTAGGCATCAAAGCCCACGCCACAGCCCCCAGGCCCGTATCCTGATGGGATGTCGGCATAGTTGAGGAATTCACAGCCCGTGATTATCGCATCGCAGTCATAGGTGCCATCTGGGTAGGTGTCGATGGTGACGCAGCCGATGTAGTTGTTGCTGGTCACGTGGTCAAACCTGCTGTTGGCAATCTTCACGCCACGACAGTTGACAACCCAGAGGAATTCATAGGGCCAGTATGCTGCGTGGTCAAAGGTGAGGGTGGTATCTGAGATGTATGCTTCGCCAAGGCCCGCCAGCGTGACCAGCAGGCGATAGTATGACATCAGCTTCACATTGGACAGCCTGAAGCTGCCGTCATAGTTTGGCACACCGTCATAGCCACCATTGCTCGTGTTGTAGTGCTGAAGGTAGATGGCCTCAGTGGTCGCATCAGTTGTGGTGGCTCTGAAGTCCTTGCCCAAGAAGTGCTTACACTGGATGACCCATGTGAAGCCGCCAGTGATGAGAGTGGCGCTGCCAGACCCTTTGATGGTCACTGAGACCTTGCTCGATGCGATGTATGTAACACGGCCCGCAAAGGCAAAGGTGCCCTCAAGGAAGATGATGGTGCCACCAGCTGTGCCGATGTCGCCCAGAGCAGACTCAAACTGCTCATAATCATTCGTGCCATCGCACAGGTAGTCAGCGCGTCCAGGGTCAACACTGTTGGAGGCAGCAATGACCACCGTCTGGGGCACAATGTCCTTCCACCAGCGGCCCTCGCGCGCGTACATGCGCAGCTCTTGGGCGCGCGGGTCTACAGCCTCAACAAACAGTGGGCGATACTGCCCCAGCGTGGCCTTGTCCTTGAGCGGGTCTGTGTAGTGGCGGCTGAGAGCAATGACACGGGCCGACAGAGCCAGTGGCGGCTGGAAGGTGAAGTCCTTGACCAGCACCGTGTCGCCCAGCTCAACCAGCTCATGCTGGAATGGGGCAGTTGGGTCGCTGCTCACCTGTTGAGGCAACTTGTCGAGCATTGCGGCATCGACATCATAGGTGAAAGCGGGCTGGCAGACCTCTGCCAGAGCCGTCTGTGTCTTGGCCAACAGACTCGTGGCATCAGCCTCATCAGGGTCTTGGTACACGCCCAGGATATGGTCTACATTCGTTGCGTCGCGCCGTATGCCGTACAGCGCGCGGGCCGTGTCGTTGCCAATCCAGTCCACGCCGCCATTGACAGGCGCGATTGTGACGAATGAGCCGTCATCATTGCTGGCTCCAAGCCCGACAAGAGCCGTGTACATGGGGATGGAGTCGGCAATGCGCTTCACCCCCAGGATGTCCTTTGCGTACTCAAACACCTTGTAGGTCGCTTTGCCTCGCTGCTGCCACATGTGGACCTTGCGGCTTGCGATGCTCATCACCTGGCCGCTGGTGAGTGTCACCTCAAATGAGACCTCAACACCCCAGAGCGCAGCGATGTCGTGGATGCCCTTCAACACCGTTGGGTAGGTCTTCAGCTCAAGTGTCTTGGTGCCAGCCGTATCATACACGGTGCCTCTGGTCCACCTGGTGCTAGTGAGGACAGAGTCCAACATGCCGGACACCGTTGTGTTCAGTGTGCCTGGCCTGTAGACATACCCATTCAGCTCATAGGCAGCAGCCTCACAATATGCTCTGCGATACCGCTGGCCTTGAGGCGCGCTGACCTCATCGACCGTCTTGATGGTGAAGAGCCTGTATGCGCCTTGGTCGGCAAAGATGACTTGATTCTGAGGAGCAATGAAGGCAGCGGTTGCGTGGTCCATCGGCACCTTGAACTCAAAGGTGTCCTTGTAGGGCTGAAGCTGCTCTGTGCGCACATCATCCCAGAATGGACAAGCATCAGCAGAGCCGTTTGACAGGCCCGCAACTATCACATCCTGAGGATTGGCAATCCAGATAGTGTCCATCACCACCACCTTGGGGTGTACCGGCAGTTACCGTTTGAGATGGTGCCGCCAGAGTCAACCACAATCGTGTTGCTTCCAGGGTCAAGTGGGAAGAATTGGGAGCCCACATGAACCGCATCCATCCAAGGCACGCCATCCCTGGTCACCAGGTTCCTCGCGCAGTCAACGCTGATGCGGTTGCCGTTCTTGATGTACTTGATTGCGCTGCTCGCGCCGATGCTTGTCAGCTTCTTCACCCAGATGTTGTAGAATCGATGAGCCAAAGGTGCGGTGCCTGCGCTGTGTGTGGCCATGAAGATGTCGATGTACCGGATGGGGTCATCGCCAAGAGACTCGCCATCGATGCGCATTGCGCCGTCGCTGTATGACCAGACCTCATTTGGCGTGCCGTAGTTGGAGACCAGTCCAAAGCTGGCCATCCACTGGGTGCCAAAGCGTGCTATGCTGAGCCAGCCGTTGTCAAAGCTGGCCCAGGCTGAGGGCATACAGCCGGCATAGGGTCTGGGATTGTATATCCAGCGACGGTTGGCCGATGTTCCATAGCCACCATAGCAATAGGTCTGAATGGCGCTTGTCCACCAGTCAGCAACTCCAAGCCTGAACACAACTGCGCCCGCAGCTGTGACGCCATAGATGTCTGTGATGCCCAGATAGGCATTCGTGTTGTTGTGGCAATTCTGTCCCACCAGCGCCTCAAGGATGAAGTTGTCTGTGCCGCCAATGTCGCTGGACAGCTGGTGTCGGATACAAGGCCCGTGCCAGATGTTTGAGCTGGCACCGTATGAGGATGGGTAGAAGTAGCCGCCAGCCGCAGCCATGGTGCCCTCTTTGATGGCGTCACCTTCTGGCGCGATACCGTCTGTGCCCCAGTCCATCGTGGCCATCTGCTCATTGAGGACATAGGGCCAGTTGTCCTCAGTGGTCTGCTCAGTCTCTGGCGGTGCGCCAATCTGGATGAACTTGCCGCTGCTCTGATGAGTGAATCGCATGTGTGTGCTGTCAGCGGTCGCTGTGGCCGTCAGGAATGGGTAGGCAGGAGCCAGACCGGAGTTGGTCACGCTGTTGGAGCCGACTGACAGCCCTGTGTCAGCATAGGTTGTGCCATAGATGAATGGGTCATTACAGATGAAGTTGAGGGTGCCTCTGCCTGCTATCGCAAGGTTGGTCCAGTCAGTCGGCCCGATGATGGCCTTGTACTGCTTGTTGGCCTCATCGCTGAATGAGAGCCAGCACGGCACGGGCCTGCGCAGCTTGCTCGCCAGCGTCATCACCGCACTCCGGTAGTTGGCCTCAGATGTGCTCACCAAGGCAATCTCAATCTTGATGGCGCGCTCATCGACCTCATAACCGGAGTAGTAGCTGCCTGGCCGTCCTGGGATGACCAGTTGGTTGGACTTGTGTTCAGGGTACAGCGGTCTGACAACATTCAAGACCGACACACCCAGAGTCGCGCTTGTGTTACCGTCATATGTGAAGGTTATCAACGCTGGCCCCCTGCTCTGCGCTCTTCAATCAGTCTGCGGTTGAGTCGCTCTGCCAGGTAGTCAATGTCCATATCGCCCGACAGCTGCGCTTCCACAGTGACATAGGTATCGCCATAGGTGGTGGTGGACGGTACTCCCACCAGCCCTACACCTGCCACAGAGGCAGCACTAGGGATGGCCAAATCCAGCCCATTCAGCGCGCTCTTCACCTCAGGAGCCGTCTTGACAATGGCCTTGGCCATCGACTCCATCAGGTTCTCACCAAAGGCATAGAACACCTTGGATGGCGAGCCGATGCCCAGCAGCTTCTTGACCCACTTGATTGCGCCCTTCAGACCGCTGACAATGGCGTCACCGATGTCGCCAACCTTGTCCTTGACTGCCCTCACCATTCCTTGAATGAGGTCGCGCGCCGCATCGGCAAACTTGCCCACCCAAGACTTCACCGCATTCCATGCGCCCTTGAGGGCTGTGCTCACGATGTTCGCCAGCCCGCTGAGGATGGTGCTGATGACCTTCACCGCGCCGTTGAGGATTGTCCCCACGACACCCTTGATAGACTCCCAGGCACCCTTCCAATCGCCCTTGATTATCAGCATCACGGTCTTGATGATGCCCAGGATGACATTGATTGCGGTGCTCACAACCGTCTTGATAACATTCCACACGGTGGTCAGCACAATCTGAAGGTACGGCCAAACCGCCATCCAGACTGCTTTGATGACTGTCAGCGCAGTCTTGATAACGGTTGAGATGACATTGACCACAGTCTGAATCGTGCTCTTGATGAGCGGCCAGTTGGCCTGAACCCAAGCGATTATCACGCCCATCGTGGCCATCATGAAGGCCATCGCATCCTTGACCACGCCCTTCAGGAATTCAAACACAGGCGTGACGATGCTCACGATGGTGTTCCAGATAGCCATCAGCGCGTCGATGATTGGCTGCCAGTCGATGGAGCCGACAAGGTCAGTAAACACCTGCCACAGCGCCTTGGCCGCATTCATGATGGCGGTGAACCATGGTCCAAGCGGCAGGCCTATCAGCTCACCAATGACATCCAGGAAGTATGTGATGTCTCCAAATCTGAATGCGTCGCCAATGCCCATCGCAATCCACTTGAGCGCGTCGATGAACGGCTGGATGGCGGGCTTGACGGCATCCCAGAGGCCCGCCAAGACCGCTTTCACCTTGTCCCAATTCTTCACGATGAGGTATGCTGCGCCTACGACCAGCGCAATGATGAGAGCGATAGGCCCGCTGATGGCGCCCACGACCGTCGCAATCACAGGCGCAATTGTCCCGATGGCTGAGATGATTGTTCCGGCAAACACGAGTATCGGGCCCAAGGCAGCCGCGATGGCTGCGCCGATGAGGATGAATCGCTTGGTGCTGGGACTCAGGGCCGCAAAGCCCGCTGCCAGCTTGGACAGCCAGCCCACGAATGCCTTGATGGTGGGGATGAGCGGCTCAATCATGCTCGCCAGCCCCATGCTGACGGTATCCTTCAGGGTTGAAATCAGGCCTGTCAGCGACTGGGACTGCTTGTCCATCATGCCTGTGACCTTCTGGAGACCAGGCCCAGCTGAAGTCTCGATGGCCTCAAACATCTTGTTCGCATCCACCTGCTTCTTGGTGACCATTTCTTGCGCCTTGGCAACGGTGACGCCAAGCGTACTCGCCAGTGCTTCCCAAGCAGGGATGCCGGCTTCAGTCAGCTGCATCATTTCTTCAGCAGTGACTTTGCCCTTCTGTCTCATCTGCGTCAATGCTCGCACGGCCCGCTCGATGCCCTCTGAGCCTGTGCCCATCGCGCTCGTGGCGTTGCCGAGTGTAGTCATGATTGGGATGATGCTCTTGGTGTTGGTGCCGACAGCCGCAAGCCTGCTCGCAGCGGTCGCCAGGTCAGGGAATTCAAATGGCGTCTTGGCTGCGAATGCCTTCAGCTCTTCCATGTAGCTGCCTGCCTTCTCAGCAGACCCCAGCAGGGTGGTGAAGGCAATCTTGGTCTGCTCCAAGTCGGCCGCAGACCGGACAGCCATCGTGCCGACAGCCATGAGTGGTGCGGTCAGGCCCAGGCTCATCTTGGCGCCTACACCTATCATCGATGAGCCAAGGTTCTTCAGCTTGGCGCCTGCTTGCTCGCCAAAGCTGCCGATGCTTGATTGGGCTTGGGACAGGCTGCTGTTCAGGTTGCTAATGTTGCCTTCAACATTGACCGTCAACTTGTCCAGCAGCACTGTCCTTCACCCCTTCTTGATGCGTTCGCCATACATGTCGTGGAACCTGTCACGGTCTGGCGTTTGATTTGGCATGGGGTCATCCCCAGTCAACAGCTCCACGCCGCGCCGATAGAACATCACCACACGCTCATAGGGCATGGCCATCACATACTCAAATGGCCAGCCGTACACGTGGCAGACCGTCGCCACTAGCCGCTCAGCGGCAGCTGGGTCTCGCCTGCCACGCTTGCTTCCCCCAGTTCATCCTCTGAGTCTGCGTTGGCGATGAACTCAACCAGCGCAGCCGTCTGCTTCACCGACAGTTGCGCTATCAGCCACTCACGGGTGATGTCTGGGTTGGCTCCTTGAAGCAGGTCGCTGATGAAGTCCACGACAGCCTCAAGCTGCGTGCTGTTGTCTGTCAGCTCCTGCTTCATCTTGACCAGCCTGAGAACGCTCTCAAGCGGCATATCGGGCACCAACAGCACGCGCCCTTTCAGCGTGACCGTGCGCGGTTCAGGTACCAGCGCATCCAGGTCAAGGTGTTTGGCCGTTGACATGCTTGTCACTCCTCACTGCTAGGTGCCATCGTACTGTTCGTCATAGATTTCAAACAGCTGGTCGCCAGCCGTCCTGCTCGTGTCGCAAGTGCCCACCATCTTGATAGGTGTCGCTGCGACATCGTCGGCATCATCAGCAGGGAATTCAATGGTGATGCCGGACTCACTCGTGGCCTTGAAGACAGTGATGTAGAACATCTTGCCGGATGCGTTGGTGTTGGTGAACCTCACGACCTGAGCCGTGAGCTGCATGTTGCCGCCAGTCTTGTACAGGTTGCTTGCGAGTGGCGTGTAGGTGTAGTCCACCTGTGCCACATCACCATCAGCAAACGCGCCCGTGGTCGTGCGTGCGATGCAGGTGTAGCCTGCGGTGTCCACATAGATGATGTAGTCAGTGTTGCGGACACGGGCCGCGCCACCCTCAGTGACGACGATGGATGCGACCTCTGTGCCTGCGCCGTTCTTGAAGTTCAGGCGCTGGCCAG